GACTCGTTGGTAGTATTACCCCAAGTGACGGCAGCGGCAGCAGTCTCCGACGGGAAGGACTGCTTGTCGGAAGTCATTGACCAGATGCGGGCGTACTGAAGAACCACGGACACCTCACGGGCAAACGCGAGGATTTCCGCATCCACGATGTCCGGGAGAGGGAAAGCATTCCCGGAATCGCCCACAGGGGTCTTGATGGTCGGGCCGAAATACTTCCAGAACTGGTCTTTGGCTCTCCAGTCCTGAAACAGGGTGTGGCGAAGGAAGAGGGCATAGAATTTGGCCATCTCGATCCGCGTCGGCTCGTCAATGACGTGGTTGGGATGGACCGTGCGGGACATCAGTTCCTTGCCCTGGAAGGCCAGGTCGTAATGACCCATGATCTCCTTCAATTCGGGGGAAGCCGATGCCGCCGTGGGGCCATCCTTCGGGTTCGGGGGCAGGAAACCCCGGTCCACTGCGCTCTTGTAAGCCGCCAACGCAGCGTCCGTCTGCTCCGCTTTCTCCTTGATGGCTCCGAGGCTGGTAGCCATCTCACGGACGATTCCGGTCAACTCCTTGATCGGATCATCCTGAGGAACATTGGGACGATCCTCCACCTCAAACTTCTCGATCTTCTCATCCGCGATCTGCTCCTGCGTAGCGAGGACCAGAACGCCTGAATCTGTCCTTATAAACTGCTTAGCCATATCCATTTCCTCCTTGTTTAAAGGTTGACGAACTTTAAGGCTTTAGCCAGGTCCACCATGGCTTGCCTTAGTTCTAGCACTGACTCCGGTTTGTACCCACCACGGTTCATCCCCGAAGTAGGTTCAGGCGTTACTTTGACTTTGCCCTGACGGAAGGCATCTCTCAGAACTACTGAGGAGGGGTCCACCTCAGTATTGGGCTTTCTCTGACTGTCCCCATTGACTTTCGTCAGGGAGGTCTGAATGCCCTTAACACTTTCAACCAATGACTGAAGAGTCTGGTTGATAGAAGCAACACTGCTAAGAAGCAAGTCCAATTTTTTATCCAAATCTTCCATCCTCATTTCTTCCGGGGTGTCCTCCGGGTCTTCCACCACAGGATCGTCTTGCTTATTATCCTTATTATCAGGGATAACGTCTACTATTTCTTCTGAGGAGAGGATCAACACTTCCGTAGGGGGAATAATGCACGTTCCCGTAGTGTTTGTATCATTAGAGACAGAAGAGGCAGAAACCGCTCCGCTATTATCGGTAATGGTAGCAGAAAGATTATCTAAAACCTGAACCTGTACAACAGTCTCATCCACAATCTCCGTTTCCGATTTATCCAATTCGGCCAATACATCGTCCTCATTCTCTGGACGAGGGATGAGCGTCCCGCCCGTCAGATACTTTAAAAGATCGTCCTGCTTAAACCCGAAAGTCCTTCCTTTCAAAGCATTCTGAAGGGCATTCGGATTGGAAGGGACGGCGCAGCCAGAGAGTTCCAACAGTTCCTGACTAATGAAGACTCTCCCATATGGATTTTCGGGACCGTTCCCCTTCTCATCATCCGGGATAGGCTCCCACTTCTGAGGGATAAATCCTACCGAGGAGGTGTTGATAAACTTCCCATCGTACAGCTCCAGGATCATATCCGCAAAAGGATAAATGCCCTTAGTAGGAAACTGAAGGTGAAAATCCATCCTAGCAGGTTCTTTCTTCTTGGTCACCTTTTCGGATCTGGCAATGGGGACTGACCCGTAGTTATGTGCCCACAGGAAAACGGGGTTCTTCTTATAGTTATCCAGCTTCCAACCAGACAACCGAATGATATCCCCATCCCGGTCCCTGGTCTCATCTGTACCCGTCATAATCATTTGCCTTTTTTCCATGTCCACGCCTTTAACCACACCGGCGTAGTCACAACTATAAACATCTTGCCCCTGATACTTTACAGGGGAGCCATCTTGCCCTACTAATTTGGTAGCCATGCTTACCTCCTTCAACTATTGGTGATCAAGTAGTGAGAATCTGGCTCTACAATTTCCACACAACGGCAATTCACAACTTCTGCCGCAGGACCATTAAAATCCCCAGGAAATCTTAACGATGCCCCGCTAGGCATAACCCACATATCCCCTACTTTAATAGTTTTTCCGTGCATGGCCCTATGAGATATGCGTACCTTTTCATCCATAGCGGTGAACCAGGTTTTCTCTTGGAACCCCGATCTATTTATAGCCAAGCTCCTACCTTCATTAACAGCATTCATGATCTCAGTACGGGAAATGGTCTTAGCCCTACTTTTCGATAAATTAAAAACACCCCTAATTCTATCAGCTATCTGATCAATAGTTTCTCCACTTTCATATGCTTCAATTAATTCCAATCTTAATTGATCTTTGATAGTCTGAATAATATTTCTAATCATAATAGTTTTCATTGTTAGAAAAGCCAATGCTTGCGGGTCAGCATCACTAAGTGCTTTGGAGGGTTTAATATCTTCCGCTACAGAAGAATAACCAATAGCCAAAGCATCATGATAAAGAGGATCTGTAAACTTAGAGATGTTCCTGGAATCATCTGAGAAAATCTCATCATCTATATCTTTAGGGGCCTTGACACCCTTATACAAATTTTCCAAAGTTCTCTTCCGCATATCCGCAAATACTCTAGTCACCTTCTTTTCAAATTTTTCCTCCAACCCAGATAACTTAGAGACAAGGTTATTCCAATTCCTCTCATTCCTAACCTCATCTTCGCTAGACATTCTAATTTCTTCACCCTCCGTCAAAGCCTTTGGGGGCTTCTTCGGTGGCTTCTCTGGGGGTATTTCTAGGGATGGAGAAGGACTCTCTTCCTCAGAAGCCGGGGGCAACTGCGGCACTACTGGGGCAACAGGCTTTGGCGGATTAATTGAGCGTTCTACAGGCTGCAAATTAACAGCAATAAACGCTGTATCTCTCCAAGGCTTATTACCAAATCCCATATCCAATCTCTGATTAACTTCATTAGCGGTAAACCCCATTTGCCACATCTTGTGTCCAGTTTCTACTTTCTCTTTCAGAGCTTCCTTCAAAGCCGCTACAGTAGTTATATCAAAAATTATACGAAGGTCTGAATTCTGTCGGAATAGAATAAAATTCAACGCAGAAGCCGTCATCGACATTATGGGGATATTCGTTCCCTCCCACCACTCTTTCCGTTCTTCACGAGCGGTGGCGTAGTTAACATCCTCAACAACACTGACAATTGCCTTTTTCATTCCAAAAATTTGGTAGATTCTTTCAGCAGTGAGTTTCCGTAAATCACCAAACTCCATATCCCTCTGACTCAAACCAGTCTGAGTATACTTCAATCCCTGCTCAAGAACGGCTATCCGATGGGCTTTCTTAAATCCTTGGTGACGAGACTCAAACTGCTCCCTAGTTCTATTGAATTGTTTATCGCCTAACTTTTGTTCTGTGGAGATAACACCTCCGGGGGAAGCACCCTCATCAAAGAATACAGAGGTGTAGAAAGAGGCTTTGTAATCAACTACGATACTCATTTTCCCTGCTTCTAGCGGGGACATTCCCTTCAGAGGATCGTAGGGATTAAATAAAAATACTCTTGCCACCTCATCCACATTCAAAGGAATAGACCCTGACCTCCCTCCTGCTTCCGTAAATTGACCAGAAGGGTTATATTCCCACCCCATCAAAAGATTTGATTTTGGGTCCTTGATAGGTTTGATAAACTTATTTCGTACCACCCAAAGAGAAGAAGGGGGATTCAAGCCGGGAGGATAGGGAACTACGAAAACCTCTCCATCGTGAAGCAGATAAGTTATAATAGATTCTGTGAAGGAATATCTATCTGTGATATAATTAGGACGGGCAAACAGTTGAGACCAAGGATCATTATCAGGTAGTGGCTTATACTCACCCTTAGAATTAATATTCCTCACTACTATTATAGGAACTTGGGAAATAGCTTTTGCGGTGGTAGAGATGCAAATGTAAACCAAGTCAGACTTCCTATAAGGCTCCCTCATCACATCGTCTTCAGTTACACCTAACATCTGCTTATTACGGAGGAAAACTGCATCTATGCTATTCTTCAGGACCGGACTTTTTCTTAGCATCTCCAGTCTTGTGGTCATCCTCTTCTCCTATATGGTGACACGTTGAATTTAACTATAACCTCTATCAAGATTATTCTCGACTATTTTTTTATATTCTTTAAATCGTCCATTATTTTACGCCAAACATCTGGAGGTACATCTACATGGGAGGGTTCCTGTTTTACCTCACTCACACTATAAGCAGTAATATTCTTAGTAGCAGGAATAATAAATTCCTTAGTAACAAAAGCCAATAATGCTACCAATAAGATAACACATTGAACTAAAATCCCCATCTTTAAATTAGTTATTTTACTATCTGTAATCTTACTAGCAGTTACCAAATCTACTTT